ACCCATTTTTCTTCTCCTTTTTCAATTTTAGACTTGCCCTATACGGGCTTGTCTACATATTAAATATCGCCAGCAGGATGTATCCTGACTTTTGAAAACCCAACCTTGTTCATATTGCTACCAGACTTAGGCGAAAGACTAGGCCATGAGACTGTCTTAACGGGTACGTCTGATACTGTCTGCGACCCTGTGCCTGGGCTTGGGCGTGACCCTGACGGCCCAACAGACCTCTCTTTAGTTTTAGATTGATAACGACTTGCCATCATTACCCCCTTTAGTATTTAGAAGATTTCTTCTTTTTACCTTTCTTAACTTGTTTAACTTTCTTTGTACTTTTCTTTTTAGGCATAACACCTCTCCTTTAAATAATTATTACCACACCTTCCACCACGGGTCTTTTTTGTCCTCTTGTTTAGATGGTTTTTTAGAACGGAAATAAGATCGTTGTCCTGGAATTATTCCCTGATCTAATAGTTCTTGCCTTTCCTCTCTTGTCAAAGGACGATCTCGCTCACGCTCCCCTTCTTTGTCCTTAGAAGCGGATTCAACCTTATCCTCAGTTTGAGGATAATCTTTAGCGGGTGAATGGTGCTTAACTGTACGTCCTAAGAATGTTTCTTTTTTCACGCTAAGTGCCTTGCATTCCCAACTTATGCTGCTCTAGTCTTTCCCGATATTTCCTGTCCTGTTCTATTTTTTCACGCAATAGTCTTTCTCGCTCTATTTCCAGCCTTTTTCGTTCTAACAATCTTTGTTCTTCGGGTGTTAAATTATCTGGACGGTGTTTCCATATAGGATAATTCCTAGATGTACTGCGAGGATAATCCCTGGCTGGTGAATGGTGTTTAACAGGACGACCTAAAAATGATTCTTTTTTCATATTCTTCGCCTTCACTCAAGTATTCTTGTCTCAGATAAAGCATCGGGCGGGGGAACAGTGTACTTACCCCCACCCAATGAACACTTCCATGAATCAGCTTACCTGTGCGCCAAGTACCCAACGCCAATCAACGTAAGCATTACCCCAACGAGCATACACACGCCATTTGCCGTTAAAGGTGTCGAAGTCCTCAACAAATGAGAACTCGCCCTTATTCCTATCCATCCACACCAATCCACGACCACTCTTCATCATGTTGGCATCACATAGAAACCAATCATTGCTATCAGAGAGGTATACCCACTCTTCTACGTTATACTGTCCATAATGCACGTTTGCGTTGTTATTGGCAGTATCCACCTTGCCCTGTGAACCTACGATCTCATACGCAGTTTCGTAAAGATCAGGTGGAACCAGTAGCATGGATGGCATTACGCCAATTACTTCTGCTCTATCGCCACGGAACCCAACCATCTGGATTCTAGCTGAAGCTAACGCTACAGCAGACAATCCGGTTGTTACCAGGTTATCAAAACCAGTAGCAGTAGATGAGCTAGAGGTTGTCGTGTGCGAGTTAGAACAAAGTGCAACGCCTTCACTATGGCTGTAGAAGAAACTATCCTGGCTGAAAGCATTGGTAAACGGACGAACCGCATGGGATTGTCTCAAGCGAAAAAGTGCCTGTGACAAAGCCTTTGGCTTCTGATCTATGACATTAAAAAGGTCATCATCAAATAGCCTTCTCTCAATCTGGATACCAGCCGCAAACTCAAGCGGCGTAATAGCCACATCGTATCCTTGAAATACATCATCATAGTTCAGATTACCCGTGAACTGTGGAATATCCCCCAAGGTTCCAACGGAACTAAAACGCTCGGTTTGTAGTCTACCAGGCATCACGTTGTAGAAAGTGCCGACTCGATCTGGAACTTGCGTATACTCATCATCAAATATACGCTTGAATCTCGGATCAAGTACGTCAGCAAAATTTTCTGATTTAAGTGCCATTATCTAATCTCCTATTTTCATAATTTCTATAAATTATGTACAACCCTCATAGGCAGTTATACTTGCCCTTATTTATTATGTAGTAGCAAATGCGTGAGCATGGTCTGTCAAGACAAACTCAACTTCACTATTATTGCTATCACGCAGTATCAAGTTATAAACCGCACATAGACCACCAGTACCAGAAGCGATTGACGCATCAGCCTGATAGAAAGCAGCAGATGCTTGCACATTACCGTTTCCATCAGTAGTGTCCGTTCCATCCCCAGGGATCATCGTCCAAGGACACATCAAGAATTGGTCATTAACGGCAATTCCGTATTCCAAATCAACAGGGATAGTTACCGTTGCACTGGCTGAATGTGCGCTGATAATACGCCACTCTGATAGTCCAGCGATATTTCCATGTCTCTGTCTACGCCAAACGGTTCCACCGATCATCGAATTAGACTGTGCATCGGTTGAAGTAATCACATCAGGCGTACTTGTATCAGCAGCCGTATTGGTCATAACCGTAAGCGCAGTTCCCTCAGTAGAACTACCAGACATCGTTGCGTTGATAATGTTATCTGGCCTAATTGATACTTCGACCGTTCCTAGCGAACCAGCCGAAGGGGTTGCGCTATAGGTTCCCGAAGTAAGGGCAAGGCCAAGGCAATCCGCAAAGTCGGTTGCAGTAGAGGGAATAACCCCATTAGGATCATTTCCTGCATCAATGGCTATAATTCCTGGGTTAGAAAAAGTAGCCCCAATATGGTAGCGGCGCATTACTTCTGCCCCGCCATATAATGTTCCTGAAACTTTCATATTCTTATTCTCCTATTATCGTTAATTTTAAAACCACTATGTTCTTTCCTGCTTGGGTTTGACGCTATGATCTTCTGCAAGAGAGAAACTTCCTGTGCCATTTTCCATCTTTGTTTCCATCTTCGCTTTGCTTCTGCTGGATCAATTCCAACTTGCAACCAGTATTCCTCGGCTACAAATATAGTACCGCCACCCATCCGTTCGGTTCTCTCGTTACAGCCATCACATACTCCATTAGCCATATACCCACTTGTCTTTCCTGTAGGATCAGGTACATACCGCCTTCGATATTTATTCCTTCTAGGATTGAACTTCTGTCTACACCAACTACAAAGCAGTATTGCGTGTCTTGAGTCGGCAAGTTCAGTTATCCATCCAGCAGGACTTAAATAGCCACGTTTAGGATTAGTCTGTCGCCCTTTATGCTCAAGAGCCTTGAGTTTTTCTTGCTTAGAAAAACCCTCGCCTAGCCTATGATATTTCGGAACGACTACTATTGGGCTATTCATTTTCTTGTAATCTGATCCTTACTTAGATATTCAGCCTCTCTTTTCATCTCCTCTGCCGAATAACCACGGGAACGCCAGTGGTCGATATATCGTTGTGGAATCGCTTCGCCCCTAGAGGTACGAAGAAGATTGTCATTTTGGATTCCAGTCTGATGTATGCCCCCACTATTTAATTCGCTATGGCTACTATTGCGGCGTTCAGCACCCGAACCAGATTGCCGCTTAAAACGATCTATCGGTCCAAATACAGTACGAAGTGCAAGAAGCTCGGTTTGAGGACTGCTAGCATATCCTTCACCTACTAGCTTGGTGAACTCTTTAGATATCTCACCGAATCTAGGATGCTGATGAGTTCCAAGACTAGGGGCTATATCAATATATTGATTGATTTGCCCAAGGGCGGATTCAAGTTGTCTACTATTACTTGTTTCTACCGCAGCCCTGCTCCTTTCCCGTGTCATTGCCTCTTCAATCTTAATATCAGCTAAAAGATCAGAAGCAGTTAATTGGTCCAATTCACCGCTATTAACAGCTGCATGAATCTGCTCACGGGTTATCCTCTTGTTAGACCCCCCATTTCCTCTGTCAACGACTTCGCCTGCGGGTACGCTTGGAGCCTGTCGGCTCGCTGCCTCTATCATGGCAGTTCTTTCTTCGGCACGAATTCGTGCCTCTCTTTCGGCCAAAAGTTCCCGTTCGGTCTGTTTGCGTATGCGGTATTCCTTTCGACCTCTAACGAAGCCAGGATGATCCCCGCTAGGTTCCCCTTCTTCTGATACCTCACCGACTTCAGTAGGGGTATCAACTTCAGGGGTTTCCGCAGGAACTACTTCCTCGGCTTGCACACCCTGCTGTTCATCATCGGGCATGAAAAACCTCCTATGGACAGTATGAACTATCGCACTAATTGTAATGGCTATTAGTGAGAGCCGCTTCCGCTACACGCAGAAGGCAGACAGGCAAGTAAAACTAACTTAGCAGTAGTCAAACGGACGTAGTATCGGTTTTTTTAATTTTAAAAGTAGCATCTATCCTAACCATGTGATTATTTTCACCGTTAGGCCATTCTTCATAATGGTAACGAGCATCATGGTTTTTTACCAACTGGTCAAATTTGTCTTTAATATCCGATATTTCTTGTAACCACGTTGCCATTGTTGTGCTCATTTATTACTTTATATTTTTGGCCTTCTCGTAGTATTTGCCTTTTTCCCAGGATACCGATTGACCAGATTTAGCATACTTCTTTACTGATGCACCTTCGCCCTTTGGCTGAAGCACAGATGGATTAGAAGTAGCAATGTTAATAGGATAATAAGTAGTCGAGTTTCCAGGCGTTCCGCTTCTTCCTTCTTTAGCTGGCATTGTTTGGCCCTCCTGTGTTTTGTACCGTATAACTCTGTTCGCCTCTATTAATCAGGATTTTAATTAAATCTAAAACTTCTGTCAAGCCTTTGATTCTTCCTTGCTGATAGGATAGCTCTAATCGCTTGGAAGCGAGCGCATCCCCGACTATATTTCTATCCTCAAGTATTTCTCGCTTTAGAGCATCTGCTATAGCTACTGCACGTTCTGACATAGCTGCTATATGGTCGGCATAAGTAACCCACTTTGGATCACCCTTTATACCACTCATGGCAACACCTACCATGTAGGCTAATCGTTTTTGCTCTACTTGAGTAGAATCATCCTTAACAACTTTCTCTTTTTCACGTTCATCAAAGTCTTGATACAAGATTGTCATATCTTAATATCTCTTCGCTGTTTTGGGGACAACAGGGATAATCCTAACGGGTCTGTTCTGTCTATATCTTCAATCTCGGTAGCATATCGTTTCAGAGCTTTCGCATTGGAATCCATCCTGGCTATTATACCTCTATTTATCCCATGGCTTTTTGCCTTACGATAATCATCACGATCTAAATACTCATCTGCTGCGGTACGAAAATCGCCCCTTTCAATTGCCTTTGCTGTCTCATGCTTGGCCTTAATCTCACCCCGATAAACCATATTGAAGAGAGCATGTTGTAAATAAGTAGGAAAGTGTTCATACTTTTGAAATAAATTTTTTGCTATGTTGATTTTATCTACTGAATCCAAGTCGAACAATTGTTCCGCTTGCTTATCGGTTAAAGGTACTTCCCCTTTTACATACTTGTCATAATCTTCCTTCTTATTCCCTATAACTTTTTTAAGATTTTCATCCTTTTCATAAGAAAGAACCTTATGTCCTACCCCAATAGTTAATATGTTATTTGGTCCTTCTAGGTATGCCCTTCCAGGTTCATCCGCTTTTCCCTTACCTTCCCATTTAAGAATGAAATTATATAACGATTCTTTAGGCTGTTCTTTCACGGCCTTTTCCCGAACCGGAGTAGAATTCCCTGCTAAATTTAACATGCTAGTTGTTATAGGTATAGCAACCACTACTGTAATCCCCCCTCTGGCTCTACCCCTGCCTCTGGCGATATTTCTGCACCCTCAGTTGCCGCTTGCTGTTCTGGTTCACTTACCGTTGTTGGAACACCGCCCTCAACCGCCTGTCCACCAGCACCACCGAGTTGCTGCTGCATCTGCTGTGCCGCTTGCATCATCTGTTGCTGTTGCGCCTCTTGCTGTACTCGTCTTAATACAGAACGCAAATAAGAACTATAGATATTCATTTCTATCTTGGTACTCAAAAGGCCAAAGTCATCGCTTTGCTGAAACGCCAGTAATTTTTGTAGATGGGTATTAACATCTTCCAATGGTGCGCCATCAGGAACCTCACCCTTAATGACAGCCGATATAGCCTGTTCGCCTGTAATTCGTGGAGTACGGTCATCTTCTGTTGGCGGCTTAACATACTGGTCTGGATCTTGATCTAAGGATTTCACATAATCACGAATAAGCTGGTGGGATGTTTGCTGATCGGTAATCCCCATCTGAAGCGCAAGCGGGCTAATAAGCACACCCATCATACGCTCGAATACCTGAGACATCGCCTGTCTGTTAGTATTGAGAATTGTAGCACGAAATTCAAAATCCATGTCTGCATCTAGTTCCTTATTAGTAACCAACGTATACTCATCCCCCGGCTTTGGAAGCCCAACAACACGGATTTCTTTCTCTGGTGGAAAGTTAGCCTGATTTAGCCTGTGGAACATTCTATGAACTTTTTTAAGGCCACTAAAAAATCTTCTTAACATCTGCTCGCTTCTAACATCGCCTTGTTGCAATAAGGCCATTGTAGTTCCCATTGTTCTCAATGCCGATGCCTTGCCAGTAGGAACTCGTCCAAGTTGAACATCTGAAATCATTGATAGTCGTTCAATCATTTGCTGCACAAGACCCATTGTGTTTAATACCCAGGCATTATTCTCGTTACCCCATCTTGGGAACATAATATCTTGCTGTGGATTATCTAAGGGAAATCCATCACCAGGCGATAATCTAACTATCTCTGGTTGCATACTGCTGGATGAACGATAGAAGAAATATGGAACATTTCTAATCTCGCCCCAATCAATATTCATATCCATTAAGGTTTTGTAAATATCATAGAGAGGTTCTACAAGCTCTAGTAGTCCTATTCCATAGAGCTGGTTGGGAACAGATATGAAACGAGCTTCGGCGATAGGACGCTCAATAGGTGTACCTGGATAAATTTCTGTAAGATATCTGGCTCTAAGTAATCGCTTAGTGTCTCTTGTTACCCAAAATATAACGTGTTCGGCTAGTCCATCGCCATTTACATCCCACAATCCATAATGTTCAACAATCTCAATACCACGAAGCTCTTTCTTTGTTTGGTCATGCTTGGCCTGTTCGGTTTGAAAACCACTCATGGCATCTTTCTGTTCCCGCATTTGCTCATTTTCATTAGCACTTGTAATAGGCGAGGTAGATGTACTAATGGCAATCCAATCTTCTTCGGTCATTAAATCATATGTGCCATCGTTCATTCTTCTGCGTATCTCATCTAAGCTGGCAATCCCAATGCGATTAACATAGGGCGCACCGAAGGGATTATCGGGGCCAGGTGGCTGAAGGTTAGCAGAGCGAATGGGAGCTACTATATCCTCAATATCTTCAACAATAACTACAGGCCCGTCTTTGACAAGAACTTCATGCTGAATATGAGCTTCCAGCCTACCATCGTCTCTGTCATAGAAATCTACCTTACCATCTCTATGCTCGCCATTCTCGTCAAGTACGATCTTCCATGAATATCCATCCTCACTAGTAGCATTTGCATCTAAAAGAGAATCGCCAAATAAGTCTAAGAGCTTATCGCCTATTAGTTCGGCAACCCCACCATTGGCGGCTTCCTCAGGTAGTTTATCTAAAATCCTAAC